GCAGGACTCAGTTGCCAACGAAGCATACGACAACGCATTTGAAGAGGCTGTCGGTGGGGGTATTGGCGCATTTAGACTCAGAACCGCATATGAGGATGAAGAGGACGAAGAGAATGACCGTCAACGCATCAGGTTTGAGCCGATATTTGATGCTGACAGCTCGGTATTCTTTGATCTGAACTCGAAACGCCAGGACAAGTCGGACGCAATGTTCTGCTTTGTGGTCAACAGCATGACCCGTGAGAGCTACAAAGAAACATACAACGATGACCCGACAGACTGGCCAAAGATCATCCATCAATACGAGTTTGATTGGGCAACGCCAGATGTCGTGTTTGTCGCTGAATACTTCAAGATTGAGGAAGTCACAGAGACGATCCGCATCTTTCGCAGCATTGACGGGACAGAAGAGAAGTATCGTCAGGAAGATTTCAAGGCAGATGAGACATTAGAGGAAACCCTAATCGCTATCGGCAGCCAAGAGGTTCGGCAGCGAAAGATCAAGCGCAAGCGTGTACGCAAGTACATCATGTCTGGCGGCAAGGTCTTGGAGGATGCGGGATACATTGCTGGCAATTGCATCCCGATTGTGCCTGTATACGGCAAACGATGGTTTGTGGATAATGTTGAGCGTTGCATGGGTCATGTGCGTCTGGCCAAAGATGCACAGCGTCTGAAGAATATGCAGCTATCTAAGCTGGGTGAGATCAGCGCATTGTCGAGCGTTGAGAAACCGATCCTGACTCCTGAGCAAGTCGCTGGACACCAAATCATGTGGGCTGATGACAATCTGCGGAATTATCCTTATCTGTTGGTCAACCCGATCACAGCCGCTGATGGCAGCACTCAGATAGCTGGTCCATTGGCGTACACTCGCAGCGCACAAATCCCACCAGCGATGGCGGCATTGCTCCAGATTACCGAAACGGACATGAAAGAAATCTTGGGCAGTTCTGGTCAAGGTGACAAGATGGTGAGCAATATCTCAGGCAAGGCTGTGGAGATGATCCAGACCCGCCTAGATATGCAGACGTTCATCTACATGAGCAACTTTGCCAAAGGCATGAAGCGATCCGGTGAAATCTGGCTGAGCATGGCAAAGGACATCTATGTGGAGGAAGGTCGCAAGATGAAGGTTATCGGGCGCACCGATGATGTCAACACCGTTGAGCTGATGAAGCCAATGGTGTCCGATACTGGCGAAGTGATCCTCGAAAACGACCTGAGCAGAGCCAAATTTGATGTCAATGTCGATGTCGGTCCATCCAGTTCCAGCAAGCGTGCGGCAACCGTTCGTGCGCTAACAGGCATGATGGCGATTACTGATGACCCACAGACCAAGCAAGTCCTGCAAGCAATGGCCATGATGAATATGGAAGGCGAAGGCATTGGCGAGGTTCGTGACTTTTTCCGCAAGCAGTTGTTGCGCCTGGGCGTTGTCAAGCCGACAGAGCAAGAGGCTCAGATGCTCATGGAAGAGCAGCAGATGAAGGGTCAGCAACAAGACCCACAGGCTGTATTCCTACAGGCAGCGGCAGAAGAGGCAACAGCCAAGGCATCACAGGCAAGAGCCAGCGTTATTAAGACTGTGGCGGACGCAGGGTTGTCCAAGGCTAAGACAGCCGAGACCCTTGCCAAGACCGGAGTCGAGCAGCAGAACATGGTGATGACAGAAATCGAAGCCGCCCAACAAGCAGTACAGGGTCAGGAGATTCAACCTGTTGTCAGATAGCAAGAAATGATTAAAATGTAGAAAATGGTATCCATCCAACCTTAATGGGTGAGTTTAATGGGGTCAGTTTATGAATGACAGGGCAGAAGTAGACGAGAATCAAGAAGAGTTCGTGGAAGAGCTTGAGGTTGCAGAGGAAGTTGATCTGGAATCTGAAGAGTCAGAATCGGAGTCGGACGAGGTTGTTGTCTCAATTGGTGAGGATGCGCCCCCCGCCGAAGAGGAAGTTCGTGCGCCTGAATGGGTGCGTGAGCTGCGTAAGACGAATAGGGAAAAAGAAAGGCGTATTCGTGAACTAGAGGCGAAGCTGTCGGCCACCACAACTGAGATCAAGCCAGTTGTGACGTTAGGACCGAAGCCCAAGCTAGAGGATTACGATTATGATTCTGATCGTTACGAGCAAGCAATTGACCAATGGCATGACCGCAAGCGTGAGCATGATCGTGAGGCAGAACAAGCCTTGCAGTCAGAGCAGCAACAGCAGAAAGCCTGGCAAGCCAAGTTGGATGATTACGGTAAAGCGAAAGCCGAACTCAAAGTCCGTGACTACGAAGATGCTGAAGAAACAGTCCAGCAGATTCTAAACGTCACACAGCAAGGTGTCGTATTGCAAGGTTGTGATAATCCCGCACTCGTTGTGTACGCTCTCGGCAAGAATCCAAAGAAAACTGCGGAGCTTGCAAAACTGACTGATCCCGTAAAGTTTGCCTTTGCGGTTGCGAAACTGGAGAAGGAATTGAAAGTGACCAATCGGAGGGCAGCACCAGCACCAGAACGAGTCGTGTCAGGAACAGGACGCTCATCAGGTGCTGTAGACTCAACCTTAGAACGGCTGCGAGAAGAAGCGGCTCGAACTGGCAACATGACGAAAGTCATCCAGTACAGAGCGCAGAAACGAACAGCCCCCAAATAATTTTTATTAGGATTTTAAAATGTCAAACTCATTCTCGAAAGAAGAGCGTGTCGCATTTGAGGACATCCTCGAAGGCTTCAACGATGCTCTAGTATTGTCCCGCAACGTTTCTATCTACAACACAGATAGTTCGATGATGGAACGCACCAACAACGTTATCTATCGTCCACAGCCTTACATCGCTCAGTCGTATGATGGTATGGATCAGACAGGTAACTTCACAGCTTACACACAGCTCACAGTTCCAGCGACACTTGGCTTTCAAAAGTCTGTGCCTTTCATTCTGGACGCTCTTGAGTTGCGTGATGCGCTGCAAGAGAACCGTTTGGGCGAAGCTGCTAAGCAGAAACTTGCCTCTGACATCAACATCGCCATTATGAACGTGGCTGCTGCCCAAGGCTCATTGGTTGTTACAACCAACACAGCCGCAGGCGATTATGATGACATCGCACTTTGCGACAGCATTATGAACGAGCAGGGCGTGCAGGCATTTGATCGTTACTTGGCTTTGTCAAGCCGTGACTATAACGGTCTGGCAGGCAACATCGCTGGTGGTGCTGGTGGCGCATCTGTGTCACGCAGTTTCTCTGGCAACAAGTCAAACAATGCGTTTGAGCGCAGTTTCGTTGGTATGGTCGCAGGCTTTGAGACCTACAAACTTGACTATGCAAACCGTCTGGTTGGTGCTGTCGGTGCAAACACCACAATGTCAACATTGGCTGCTGCAAACAACTTCTATGTCCCACAAGCCACACAAACTGCTGTGACAGGTGAGACCCAGAACGTTGACAACCGTTTCCAGACAATCACCGTGACAGCGAGCGCAGGCTTGTTGGTCGGCACACCGTTTGAAATCGCAGGCGTTGAGGCTGTCCATCACATCACCAAACAAGGTACTGGCTTTGCCAAGACTTTCCGTGTGGTGCAAGTGGTCAATGCAACTTCTGTCGTTATCACACCACCGATCATTTCTGCTCAAGGTGGAACAGACGCAGAACTGCAATACCAGAACTGTATCGTTACTCCTAACGCAGCAGCTGGAATTACCCGTCTGAACCTTGACACAGCACCTATCAACTGCTTCTGGCAGAAAGATGCTCTTGAGATTCTGCCTGGTCGTTACGCTGTGCCATCTGATGCTGGTGTCGCAGTCATGCGTGCCTCGACAGATCAGGGCATCGAGTTGGTGATGCAGAAGCAATACGATGTGAACACAATGAAGACCAAGTATCGTCTCGATACACTCTTTGGCGTGGTCAATAAGCAGCCAGAAATGTCTGGTATCTTGTTGTTTAACCAGACTCCTTAAAGGAAACAATCATGTCCTATAACATCGTTTTTACCCAAGGCACAGCGACTGTCACAGTCGGAGCTGCTGAGTCTATCGCCATTCAATCTTACTCGCCAGCAAGCGTGTTTCAAGAAGTTGGTTTCCCCAATTTCCCCGAAGCACAAGACTTGCTCGGCGTGGTTGAGAATGAGACAACAGTCTTTGGCCCATTCGCTGCTGGTGCGACTATCGTCATCCAAGGCGGTGCATCACAAGTCGCTTATGCTGTTGGCACAAACCCTGTCATCTCTGACAGCGGCAAATACCAAGAGCAAGGCGCACCTGGCGTGTTGAATGCTACAGGCACGCTGACTGCTGCCATGATCCTTTCTGGTATCGTGACATCAACCTCAGCCGCAGCTGTAACAGCAACATTGGATACTGGTGCGATTATGGACGCAGCAAGCGAGTTCGCCATTGGTGATTCGTTTGATTGGTCTGTTATCAACACAGGTCCAAGTGCCTTCACCGTGACAGCAGCTGCAAGCGGTCACACGATTGTTGGCACAGCTGCTGTGGCAACTGTGACATCAGCTGTGTGGCGCACTCGCAAGACTGCTGCTGACACTTTCGTGTCTTATCGTTTGTCGTAAGCAATAAGCAGGCTCACATTCGTGGGCCTGCCCTCTTTGGGAGATGGCTATGATGGGTAAGAAAATGGGCGATATGATGTCCAAGACGATCAAGAAAGAAATGAAAGCAGGCAAGCCCCAAAAGCAAGCCGTGGCTATGGCATACAGCATGAACAAGCCTGCCAAGAAAGCAGCAAAAAAAGTCGCAATGAAGAAATGATTAAGTCAGCTGCAATAATTAAGAATGCGCCTCGGGCCGAGTGGCGTGAGGTGCGTCTTGCCAAGAAGAAAGCCAAGAAAGAGGCACAACTTGAGCGCAAGGCCATCAAGGTTCACTTTCCATCGCCAATGAATGTGCGAGTCAGAGAGCCTGTCGAGACTGTTGAGAACGTTGAGGTTTTTGAGATTGTTGAGGTGGCAGAGGTTGCCGAATCCATGATCGAATCTGATGCGCCCCCGACCCGTGAAGAGATGGCTATCAAAGCTCGGGAGCTTGGCATAAAATTCGATGGTAGAACGTCAGACAAGAAATTGAGTTCACTCATTGCAACAGCACTAGGAGGCTGACATGGGGTATAGCAAGCGGCAATTCATCACAGCTGCGCTGGAAGAAATCGGGCTTGCATCCTATGTCTTTGATATGCAGCCTGAGCAAATTGATACTGCTAGACGTAGACTTGATGCGATGATGGCTGATTGGAACGGAAAGGGAATCCGATTAGGTTATCCTATACCGTCAAGTCCTCAAGATGGTGATCTTGACCAAGAAACAGAAGTTCCAGATTCTGCTTATGAGGCGATTATCTGCTCTCTAGGCATTAGGCTTGCGCCAAGTTATGGCAAGACTGTCATGCCAGAGACCAAGGTTGTGGCCAAGCAGGGATATGACATTCTGCTTCAGCGTGCGACTTATCCTCTTGAGAAGCAACTGCCAAACACGATGCCATCTGGCGCAGGCAACAAGCCTTGGCGAGTCTACGACAACCCGTTTGTCAGACCACCATATTTCCCTGTGGACGCTGGTCCAGACGGTCCAATCGAATACAACTAAGGAAAAGTCATGCCAACCATCAATCAATTGCCCTTACTCAGCCCGATTTCTAGCGGAGATCAGCTGCCCGTTTATTCGCCAAACAATGGCGATGCTCGTAGAACGTCAATCGGTAGTTTGCTGACTTTCTTTCAACAGAGCTTTGCCTCTCCTACTCTTTCTGTCAATCTGTATGTGCCAGGCACAGGTTTTAACATTACAGTTCCAACGCCTGTCAGCCAAGACCAATGGATGTTGTTGCAGCCTGCTGGCACGTTGGCAAGTGGCACGATTACCCTGCCATTGAATACTGGTGTGCCAGATGGAACGACCATTCTGATTACCACCACACAAGAGATTACGTCTTTGACGATTGCTCTTAATGGTGCGTCTGCTTTGTATGGCGGCGTGACATTCTTGGGCGCAGGCACAGCGACAGCAATCCGTTTCTATCAGCCAACCAATTCTTGGTATCAGATCAACGCTGAGACAGTTTACGCTGCTGGCATACAAGCATTCTTGGCAACTCCATCAAGTGCTAATTTACGCACAGCGATGACTGATGAGACAGGCACAGGCGTGTTGGTGTTTAACACAACCCCAACGCTTGTCACACCAGTCATCACCAATCCAACAGTCAGCACAGGAACATTCACAAGCCCAGCATTGGTCACTCCAGCAATTGGCGTGGCCACAGGCACAAGTCTGGAGGCCACAGGAAAGATTGTTTCGACAGGTACGGCAGGCATTGGATATGCAACTGGCTCTGGTGGAACTGTTACGCAAGGCACAAGCCGCACAACAGGCGTGACGCTTAACAAGACAAACGGTTCAATCACTTTGTTTAGCGCAGCGGGAACAACTGTTGCCGCAACATTCACCGTGACAAATAGCACCGTGACCTCAACGGATGTGATTATCTTGAATCAACAGTCTGGAACAGACTTGTATGATCTGATGGTCACAAACGTGGCAGGCGGAAGTTTTAAAATAACATTCCGCACCACAGGCGGCACAACCACAGAGCAGCCAGTATTTAACTTCTCTGTTATCAAAGGCGTAACTTCCTAATGGCTACAAAGCCAAAATCCTCGGTCAACGCAGCTGGCAACTATACGAAGCCAACGATGCGAAAGCGTCTCTTTGCGGAGATCAAGGGTTCGGCTGTGCAGGGTACGGCAGCGGGTGAGTGGTCAGCAAGAAAGGCACAACTCTTGGCTAAGAAGTACAAAGAGAAGGGGGGCAGATACAAATGAAAGCCACCCAAAAAAGTCTGAAGGATTGGGGCAGTCAGGATTGGCGCACGAAGTCTGGCAAGAAGTCATCCGAGACGGGTGAGCGTTATCTGCCAGCCAAGGCGATCAAGTCATTGACCCCAGCTGAGTATGCAGCCACCACCAAAGCCAAGCGGGAAGCTACAGCAAAGGGCAAGCAGTTTGCCAAGCAACCCAAAAAGGTCGCAGAGAAGATTAAGAGATTCAGATGAAAAGCCCAGCCTACACTCGCAAAGAAGGTCAGAACCCAAAAGGTGGCCTTAATGCCAAAGGTCGTGCGAGTGCCAAGGCTGAGGGCATGAATCTGAAGCCTCCTGTCAAATCTGGTGACAATCCTCGCCGAGCATCGTTCTTGGCTCGCATGGGTGGCAACGCTGGTCCTGAGTACAAAGATGGTGAGCCAACCCGATTGCTGTTGAGTTTGCGTGCATGGGGCGCATCGTCCAAGGCTGATGCACAAGCAAAAGCTAAGAAAATCTCTGCCAGAAATAAGGCGAAAAAGTAAATGCAAATCCCTATTTTGTCCGGCATATTCACCGACAACGGACCAGACTTTAGAACGTCTTATCCCGTCAATCTTGTGCCAACTCCAAAGGCAAGCGGGATCAGCTCTGGGTATTTGCGCCCAGGCGATGGGATTGTGGCCAACGGAACAGGACCAGGCATAGACCGAGGCGGCATCAATTGGCAAGGCAAACTTTATCGTGTGATGGGTACAAGTCTCGTTGAGATTTCGAGTAGTGGAACTGTGGCGGTGCTTGGCGATGTTGGTGGCCCAGTCGAGGGGCTGGTCACATTTGACTACAGTTTTGATCTATTGGCTATCGCATCAGGTGGGCGGCTGTATTATTGGAATGGGACTACTCTCGTCCAAGTGACCGACCCAGACTTGGGCGTGGTGCTGGATGTGGTTTGGGTTGATGGTTATTTTATGACCACAGATGGCGAGTTCTTGGTGGTCACAGAGCTGTCAGACCCAACTCAGGTCAATCCATTAAAATATGGCAGCTCTGAGGTCGATCCTGACCCTGTGGTGGCATTGTTGAAGCTAAGAAACGAAGTCTATGCGCTGAATAGAAACACTATTGAGGTGTTTGATAACGTGGGCGGCGCATTGTTTCCCTTTGCTCGCATCGATGGCGCACAAATTCAAAAAGGCTTAATCGGAACGTTTGCTTGTTGTGTATATCAAGAATCAATTGCATTTTTGGGTAGTGGTCGCAACGAAGCTCCAGGCATCTACATTGGTGCAAACGCAACGGCCAAGAAGATTAGCACTCAAGAAATTGATGAGATTCTCTTGCAATATACGGAAGAGCAGCTCGCAACGGTAAAACTTGAAGCACGCAATGATCGGGCGCATGAGCATTTGTACATTCATTTGCCAGACAGAACGCTGGTATTTGATGCAGCTGCGTCTCAGGCTTTACAAGACTTGGTATGGTTCAACCTGACATCTACAGTTGTAGGATTTGCTCAATATCGTGCTAGAAATATGGTTTATGCCTATGACAAATGGTTGGTGGGCGATCCGCAATCTAGCAATATTGGCTATCTGGTGGATACCATTGGCTCGCATTGGGGCGAGCAAGTGCGCTGGGAATTTGGTACGCTGATTGTCTATAACGAGGGCAAAGGTGCATTATTTCATGAGATGGAGTTGGTCAGCTTAACGGGTCGGGTGGCATTGGGTATTGATCCACAGATAAGCACCAGCTATTCGCTTGATGGGCTATCCTACAGCCAAGAGAAATTTATTAAGGTTGGCACTATTGGCAACTCATCTAAGCGTCTGGCGTGGTTTCAGCAGGGACACATGAGGAACTTTAGAATCCAAAGATTTAGGGGTGACAGCGACTCGCATATTTCCCTAGCTCGTCTTGAGGCTAAGATTGAAGGATTGGCGTATTAATGACCAAAATCTTTAGACCCTTAAAACTTACAAGAGATCAGCTTGCTGATTTTCTTAATAATGCAGAGCAGATTAAGCAGTTCGAGAATTTGTTTGCTTTGGCCGATACTGTTGTTGATTCACCAGATGACATCATTGTTTTAAACATTGCATCTGGAACAGCGCAGTCGACAGCCAACGATGCGATTGCTCAATTGGCTGCATTGGCGCAAGAGTCTGCAATATCTAGCGCATTGGCTGAAAATCGAGCAAATGAAGCCTTGGCATTAGTGGACAAGTTGACCAAAGCGGTTGAGGGTTTGCAGATGACCCCGCCCCCAAGGGAGTTTAAGCGTGCAAGATACGGGTCATTTTATGACACCACCACACAACTTGCGACAACCATCAACACAGCCAAAGCGATTACGTTTAACAATACCGACTTGAGTAATGGAGTGTTTATTGGCAGCCCAGCATCTAGGATCGTTGTGGACAGCGAGGGCATTTACAATTTTGACACATCGTTTCAGCTAGATAAGACATCTGTAGGCGTAGAGGAGTTTTACATTTGGTTTAGGCTCAATGGTGTTGATGTGCCAGACAGCGCAAGTCAAATCCGTATTCAAGGCAACAACGCAGAAATCTTTTCCTCACTTAATTACTTTTTTGATCTTAAATCAAACGATTACGTTGAGCTGATGTTTTCAGTCTCTGATTTGTCTGTTGAATTAAAATCCTTTGTTGCTGTTCCACCAGTTCCAAGCATCCCGTCAATCATTCTTACAGTCAGCAACAATATAGGAGGTGTCCAATGACCGTCATCGTCAAGGTGCTGATTCCAGCAAAGCAGGCTGAGAACAGCCAGACTACACAGTACACAGCGTCCAACGTGCGTGCAATTATTGACAAGTTTACAGTCACTAACACTAGCGCAAACAATGTCACGTTTAGCTGTAATCTGGTGACAGTTGGTGGCACAGCAGGCGCATCGAACTTAATCGTTGATGCTCGAAGCATCGTGCCAGATGAGACTTATACTTGCCCAGAGCTAGTGGGTCAGGCTCTTGAGGCGGGTGGTTTTATCTCGACAATTGCGAGCGCAGCCACATCTTTAACCATTCGGGCATCAGGCCGAGAGATTACTTAAAGGAACGCTATGAAAAACTTTATGATTATCCCCAAGGGTTTCGCTGGGCTGCCAATGGAAGAAGAGTTCCTGAGTACAGCTGAAAACAAGAAGAATTATGCAATTGCGGTGCAGGATTGGAATTATGGTCCAGAGATGCCGACCAATGAGCCTGGTGCAAACAAGCCGTTTTATGTGGCTTTGGCGGAAGCCATGCAATGCGATGAGAAAGACGCAAGGCGCAAACATTGCTCAAACTGTGAGTATTACGACAACAGTCTGATGGCACAGGTCAAAATTGAGCGTATTCCTATGGCTGCCTATGACAAGGGCGCAGGGTTTCGTGGTCATTGCGGCAAGCTCAATTTCATCTGCAATGACATGAGGGTTTGTCAGGCTTGGGAAGAACGTGAAGATGAGATGGATTGAAATGACAATTTGTGGGAAAATACCCTCGCTGAGTCAATCGAGCCACCAGCAGCTTATCCGTTTGGGGGGCGTATGACTGATTGGCTGAGAGAGAACCTACAGAAAGGTCTATCCTTGCCTGCTCCCGCAACGGAGTGGCTGATGATGCTCTATGAAGCAATCCAAGTCTTTGATGACGTTGCTGATGGCGATCCTGTCAATCGTCAAGACTTGAACGCCACCATCTGGAACACGTTGGTCGGCATGAATCAAAATAGCTTCTGGCTCGTCAACTCCCAGACTCTCACTCCAGTTGTGGCATCCATGATATTGAAGTGGCAAGCATCCGATCAAGCCGAACGTGCTGGTCGTGCTGATGCTCGCTCTTTCGTGTGGCGTGCAGGATTCTACGATGTGGTCTTGATAACCGTGGCGTTGTGTCATGGCACAGATCATGCAACCAACGTGGCCAGCCAAGTCATGGCTATCTATGGCGAAAAATTAGAAGATTATTTGAAGGAGTTTAATCATGCCTGATCCAATTACCGGAGTCGTAGTCGCTGGCTCACAACTGATTGGTGGTGCTATCCAGAGCAGATCAGCCGGACGAGCAGCTGACGCACAATCAGAAGCGGCGCAACGAGGAATTGAGGAGCAGCGCAGACAATTCGATGCGGTGCGTGAACTCTTGAAGCCTTACGTTGATGTTGGTCTGCCTGCTCTTGAGCAACAGCAAGCCCTCATTGGTTTGGGTGGCCCAGAAGCGCAGCGTCAAGCAATTTCAGCCCTTGAGTCTAGTGAGTTGTTTCAAGCCAGAGCAAGACAAGGCGAAGAGGCACTATTGCAAAGCGCATCAGCTACTGGTGGACTGCGAGGCGGCAACATCCAAGGCGCACTTGGGCAGTTCAGACCCGCAATGCTACAGGCTGAAATTGATCGTCAATATGGACGCTTGGCTGGATTAACAACTTTGGGTCAGCAATCGGCTGCGGGTGTTGGTACGGCAGGCATCCAGACGGGTGCAAGAATTTCTGGTTTAGAGGGTGACATTGGATCGGCTCAGGCTGGCGGTGAATTAGCATCTGGTCGAGCATTGTCTGGTGTGTTTAATTTACCATCTCAATTCTTAGGTCTGCAATACGGCATGAAAGGCGGCACGCCAGGCTTTTCTAATCTTTTTGGTGGTGGCGGCGGAGGTGGCGGAGCTATGAATATACCTATGGAGGGTGCTGATTTTAGCGACAGACGCTTAAAAACAAATATTCACCGCATCAGCACTAGACCCGATGGCCTTGGCGTTTATGAGTTTGAATACATCTGGGGCGGTGGCAAACATATTGGTCTGATGGCGCAAGAGGTTCTTGGTATCTATCCGGACGCTGTTGGCAGCGTTGGTGGGTACTATACCGTTGACTACAGCCGAGTTTAGGGGATAGGAATGGTACAGCCAGCAAATTACAACATTGACGTTCAGAGTCCATTCCAAGCTTTTGCACAAGGCGCACAGCTTGGTACTGGATTGGCTGAGATTCAAGCTCGCCGACAAGCGCAAGAGCAGGATGTAGTTCGTCAGCAGCAATTGGCGCAAGCAGTTCAGACCTTGAATGCAAACCCTAATCCAACTGCAAAAGATTATCAACAATTGTCATTTCTGCTGCCTCCAGCTCAGATGAAGAGCGTGCTTGATGTCTTTCAAGCTGGCAGCAAGGATCAGCAAGATCAGCAATTAAAGTTTTCTGGCCAAGTCTTATCTGCCTTTACATCTGGTCAATCTAAGGTCGGCATCGACTTATTGAATAATCAGGCAACTGCTTTAGAAAATAGCGGCAACAAGGCTCAAGCCGATGCTTATCGGACATATGCAAAACTGGCTGAGATCAATCCAGGCGCAGCACAAAAGACGATTGGCATCATGCTTGCAAGTTTGCCAGGCGGTGACAAGATTATTGAATCGACAACCAAGGCACAACTTGCACCATCACAAGTTAGCAAGTCTGAAACTGAGGCTGTCAGCGCACAGTTGGAAACAGCCAATAAGCCATTGGCACTTGCTTTGGGTAATATAAAAACACAAGGAGACATCAATAATATTCAAAGCCAGATTACTGATAGAACGAGAAGGTTGAATTTAGATCAAGACAGATTGACAGGTGATGTGCAAGTAAAGTTGATTGAGCTTAATCAAACACAAGGAAAGTTAGAGCCAAGCGCAGTCAAGATTATCAATGATTCTGTGGTTGCGAGTATTGGGTTAGAGCAGGCCGCAGGAAAGACGCTTGATTTAGCTACAAAGATTGAGCAAGCGGCAGGAACAGCAGGATTGGCAGGAAAGTTCTCTGAAACTTTAAAGTCTATTTCTGGCAACCAAGATGCAGTCACGCAGTTACGAAATGAATACTCAAGGCTACGCAATTCTGCTGCGATTAAGGCATTACCGCCTGGCGTTGCAACGGACAAAGATATTGAGTTGGCATTGAAGGGCATTCCACCAGAGACAGCAAACGCAGCCACACAAGCCTCATTTTTGCGAGGCATGGCAAAGATGCAGCAGTATGAGGCAGCGACTGAAAGCGCAAAATCTGAATGGGTAAACTCAACTGGAAACCTTGGTCGATCAAAGACAGACATTGAGATTGGTGGAATTAGAGTGCCAAAAGGTACGACTTTCCCAGAATTTGCTCGTCAGTTTATGGATCAGAGAGCGGAAGACTTGGCAGCGACACAAGCGAATACTGCTGTCGGTGGACGCAGTTACATGAGGTATGCTAACCCACAGGCTGGTCAATAATGGCAACTCCCGTCCCTAATTCCTACAAAGACCCGTACTGGGTTGAGTTGTCGGCCAATACCGAGAGAAAGCTCGGCTTGCCTGATGGAATGTTGCGTTCGGTCTTGCTTTATGGTGAGCGCAGCAACAACGATCAGATTTCCTCGGCTGACGCACGCACGCCTTATCAGATCATCCCCTCAGCGAGAAATCTGGCAATTAAGGCTTACGGCATCGATCCATATCTCAGCCCAGAAAATGCGGCAGAGGTGGCGGGTCGGTTTCTAAAAGACTCTCTTGATCGCAACAAGGGTGACAAGTCTAGGGCTTTTGCTGAGTATCATGGCGGCACAGACCCAAAGAACTGGGGGCCGATTACTCAGTCCTACATCACTCGCACAATGGGTGGTTTGAGTGAGTTAACAGGTCAGCCAGCGCAAACTACAACCCAAGCTCCCGCACCGACCACAACTCCCGCACCGACCACAACTCCCGCACCATCGACACCACCAGGTCAGCCGCCATCGATTGCTGAAGGCGGCACGATTAGCACGTTTGAGAGAGCGCAGCAGGCATCTGGTCAGGTGGCAATGCCAGACAATGCTATTGCCAATATTTATCAGGCGTACTCAACTGGCAAGATGTCACCACAAGAGGCTCAAGAGTTTGAGGCAGATGTTCGTGGCGGAACGATCATGCTGCCCCGTGGTGCGTCTTTGCAAGGCGGACCAGTACAAGGCGCAAGACCGACACTCAACGTGCTGCCTGATCCCGTTTTGGAGGCTTACAGCAGCGGTCGCATGAATCGTGCTGAGATGGTTGACCTTGAGCGTGATGTCAGAACTGGCATGGTAGGAGTGCCGGAAGGATTCCAGATTGGCACAACAGAGTTGACACCACCAACTACAACAGAAGGTGTTTTGGGTGCTGTGACTAGGGGTCTTGCCCCGATTGCGACAGGTGCAGCAATTGGTGCGGCTGCGGGTGCGCCTTTTGCTGGAGTTGGCGCAATACCAGGCGCAATGGCAGGAGCTGGCGCAGCAGGATTGGCTACGTTTGTGGCTGATCCGATTGTGGGGGCTGTGAATAGTCTGTTCGGCACGCAGTACACAATGCCAACCCAAGCAATGGAAGATTTGTTGACTAGAGCTGGTGTGGCAAAGCCAAAGAGTGAGGCCGAGCGCATCTTGCAATCTGCGGTAACGGGTGCAGCGGGTGCTGGTGGTGGTGTGGCATTAGGTCGCACATTACAGGCCGCAGCGGGTGCGGGTGCGCCTGTGACTCAAGCCGTTGGGCAAGTGATGGCGAGCCAGCCTGTATTGCAAACGATAGCGGGTGCAACAGGTGGCGCAGCAGGACAGACAGCAGCAGAACTTGGTGCTGGTCCAATCGGTCAAATTGCTGCCACATTAGCGGGTGGCGTTACACCATTCGCACCACAATTAGTATCTCAGATGGCACGCACAGTCAGCCAACGTGCTGCGACTCCAACTCAGGCAGGCGCACCACCGCCCCCAATGACGGGTGAAGAACTTGCTGCCACCACTAAGAAGGCAGCAGAAGGTGGGTTTGGATCAACCAAGGCAACAGAAGCGTTGGCGGCACAAGCCGCACCAGACCCCAAAACATTGGAAGCAGCCAAGCGACTTGGCATTGAGGATTATTTGGATGTTGACCACCTGACCACAAATCAGGCGGCCAAGGAGTTGATTCAAGCTGTCAAATCATTCCCTGGCTCTCAAGCCAGAGCCTCTGAGATTGCAGGACTGAATGAAGTGGGCAGAAAGGCAGATGAGTTGATTGCAAAGATTGGTGGCACAACTGATCTGAGTCAATTGAATCAATCAGTCAAAAATCAACTGAGTGATACTGTCAAAACTTTAGATATAAGCGCAGACAAAGCATATACAGACTTGAGGACTGCCATCCCATTGTCAACCCGTGGTCAAGCTAATGACGTACTGACATTTATCAATCAGCGTGGGCGTGACTTGGATGGCAATCAAAACTTGTCAAGCCTAGAGAAAAACGTCTTACGCAAGCTCACACCAAAGGTCGAGGTCGATGAGAATGGAGTTGTCACAGGTGTAAGAAATCCAACTTATGCGCTGATTGACGATGTGCGTAAAGACATTGGCGCAGCTGCTAGGCAGTCAGGCAAGTTTAAAGATTCCGATACGGGTCTTGCCAAGCAGCTCTATAAGCTCATTGATAACGATCAATTAAAGCTCGCTGACAATGCAGGATTTGGCGATCAATATCTTCTGGCCAAGAGTCTTGTCTCAGTCCGCAAGGGCTTTGAGGATGACATGGTGGCATTGTTTGGCAAGCAGCTCGATCAGAGTCTGGTCAGCAAGCTGTCCGATGCCACAATGTCGCTGACCAAGGGTGACTCCGAGAAGCTCGTCAAAATTTTGAAGGCAATCCCAGAAGATATGCGGCAATCGGTAGCGGCATCTGCTCTGAATACGGCATTTGGAAAAGCTACTCAAAACGGCCAATTAAATTTCAATACCTATGCAAACTTCTATGAAGGCCTGCTCCAAAACAAGCAAGGCTATGCGGCATTGATGAATAATCTGCCACAAGCATCAAGGAAGGCACTATCTGACTTGTATCGTGTCTCAAATGGCGTGAGAAACGCCACCAGAGAGCGTATTACAACTGGACGCATACAATCTATCCAGAAAGATTTGCAGGGCGTAGATACATTGGCAAGCAATCTGTTTGGCATTGCAAAGCGTGCAGCATTTGGTTTGCCTCTTGAGGCCGCATCAACTGCCGTGGGTTTGCCTGGTGCTGGTCTTGCGTCTGGAATTGCATCAGCGTTGACTAAAGGCAAGCCAGACATTGCAAAAAAGGCAGATGAATTATTAAACTCGCCAGCGTTTAAAGACTTGGTGCGTGGCAAATAAGGAGCAATAAAGATGAGCGCATTGTCAATTGAAGTACCGTTTCCGGTTTTCCAAGACCGTGATGGTCAGCCATTGGAAAATGGTTATATTTGGTTAGGTGTTGCCAACCTTAATCCACAGACCAACCCTGTCATTGCATATTATGATGAGGCGTTGACTATCCCTGCACCGCAACCTTTACGCACATTAAACGGATATATCTCCAGAGCAGGCACACCAGCTAAGGTTTATGTTGATGGCGTGAACTTCAGTATTTTGGTGCAAGACAGTAAAGGATCGATGGTTTACAACTTTCTTGACGGAACGGGAGTTAGTCCTAATTCTTGTGGGATTGTTTACGACCCTCCCTTTACAGGAGCAGTTCCAACAACCGTTTGTGTCAAATTAGCTGAAACAGTTTCTGTCAAAGACTTTGGTGCTGTCGGTGATGGTGTGGCTGACGATAGTGTTGCTATGCAGGCGGCTCATGCAACAGGTAAAGTTGTTTACTACCCAGAAGGAGAATACAAATTTAGTTCAACAATTACCATGTCTCTAGGTGGTATTGTTGGATCGGGTTTAGGTACAACTTATCTTGTAAGCACAGATACAACAAGCAATAATTTGTTTGAATATACTGGAACTACAGCGGGTTACTTTAGTGGGTTTCAATTACAAGCTACAGCAGGCAAAACTGTTGGTGCAGGAATTGAGATTGTAACTAATACAAACGATAACGCTTATTCTGCTTTTGAAAACGTAAACTTTTTCCAGTTGCCTGTTGGCATTAGTTTTACAAAAGCACGATTGTTTAAAGTTATTGCGTGTAATTTTATAAGTTACACCGTTGCTGGGTGTTTAGTTGCAAACATATCAAACAATGACGCTGGAGATAGCGTTATTAGCAGTTGTAGTTTTTTTGGTGGATCACCAACTGCACATGGAATTGTTCAATATTCATCAGGCGGGTTAAAGATTATTGGCAACAAATTTAACGATGGTGCAACAGCATACTTTTTAAATTACACGGTAACAAGCTCAACTTCAATATTAATTATTGACGGAAACTCCATAGAAAATATGGTAAGTGCAGCTATTTCTTTACAAAGTACGGTTGCATCTACGTTTACGTTTAATTTTGTAACCATATCAAATAATGAAATAGCGATTTGCGCTAACGGCATTACAACAGACACAACAGGTTTCATTTCTGAAATGAGCGTGACAGGAAACGTCATTAATGTGTCTGCTGCTGGTGCGTGTTGTGCTTTGGTTGAAGTGACTAATTTTGTTATTGGTAGCAACACTTTTACTGGCCCTGGTGGAACTGTAGGTATTAATTTAGATACTTGCACCAACGGCAAAATTGGAATTAACACATATTCAGTTGCCACTCCTTATGCTATCTTTACTTCAACTGTAAGCGTTCAAAAAGACGATCAAACAGGTAGCGTAACAACCGGATTGGCTACTTTAACGTTAGGGGCTTTGTTTAATTCAGCAGGAACAACTGTAACTTTTCCAAGAGCGTTTAAAATTGCACCTACAAAATCTGATATTTCGTTAATAGCAGACGCAGGAACAGGTGCAATTGGTGGGATTGTTTTATCGACATCGACAACAAATTTTGTTTTTAACGCTATTTCCACTAACAATAGTGTTGATCCGGTAATTAACTGGAAAGCAAGTGGAACTTTATAGTTATATTAGACTAATTAAGGGGAATTAAATTGGCTGATACAAAAATTTCTGCGCTACCCGCAGCAACAACACCGTTAGCGGGTACTGAAGTTTTGCCTATTGTGCAAGGCGGCGCAACGGTTAAAGTAAGCATAAACAATCTAACAGCTGGCAAGGCAGTTAGTATGAGCGACCTTACCACGACTAACATTCAAGTTACTAACTTAAAAGCAAAAGACGGTACGGCAGCAGGTTCTATTGCTGACTCCACAGGCGTAGTCACTCTTACCTCATCTGTCTTGACCGCCACAGACATTAACGGCGGCACAATTGATGGCGTAACTATTGGCGGTGCATCAGCTGGTGCAGTATCTTCTACAAATCTCGCCTATACAGGTACATTTACTGGTGGAACTGGCGTAGTTAATCTTGGCTCTGGTCAGTTAATTAAAGACGCTAGTGGCAACCTAATGTTGGGGCAGCCATCTTTAGGTTTGCAAAATTCACAAAGTTTTTCTTGGCAAGGAACTGGTGATGCAGCTTTTTCGGTAAACCATTCAACAGCTAATGTGGGCGGCGATGGCTTTATCCGATTTGGTTACAACGGAGGTCAAATAGGCTCAATTACCCAAAATGGAACAACAGGCGTTCTTTACAACCTGACATCAGACTATCGCCTAAAAAATGACCCACAGCCATTAACAGGGTCTGTGGACTTTATTATGGCGTTACAACCAAAGAAGTGGCAATGGTGGGACGGCTCTGGCGAGGGCGTAGGTTTTATAGCGCATGAGTTTATGGAGATTGCTAAATACTCAGGTAACGGCGTAAAAGACGCTGTTGACAAGGATGGAAAACCTGTCTATCAATCTATTCAGCCCTCGTCCTCAGAAGTTATGGCGCACCTGACAGCATTTGTTCAAGAGCAACAAGCACTAATTCAAAACCTTACAACCCGTTTAATTGCACTTGAAGGAAATTAAATGGCATTAACTTTAAAAATTCATAAAGTAGAATATTATGCTTAAAGCTGTTCGTGCATCAATTACAAGTGGAATAATTAGTTTTATTTCCTCTAGGCCAAAGGTTGTGCCTTTGCAAAGCCAACAACAACTTTATGGAGTTTTATTGCTTGAAGATGGAAGTTTTTTGCTTCAAGAAGACGGATCAGAAATTATTTTGTAGAACTTTTAAATTTTAAAGGTTATTAAAATGGCCATAAAGAAAATTATTGAAATTGAAGGTCAATCCTTTATTCAATGCAGCGTTGGAAAAGTTAAAAATGGTATTGAAAAGGCTACATTTTTAGCTGTATGTAAAGTTAAATCTTTAAGCGGCAATAAAGAAAGTTTAAGTTTTATTGTTTCGTATATTGGCGATGTTGCACAATATGAGCGTTCTTACACTTTTGAACCATCTATTGCTGATGGATCGCCAAACTTTATTAAACAAGCCTATTTGTATTTAAAAACCTTGCCAGAATTTTCTGGTGCTGAAGACTGCTAAAGGAAAAAATTATGGCAACCAACTCACAAATTGCATTTGGACCGTTAGGAAAAACTGTTGTAGTGCCTGCTGCGGCTGTTGCCCCTACTGGCGTTCAAGCACTCGTTGACGCACGATTCGATGCACAAAGCACAGGTCAATATAGAATTATTAATATTAGTGAAAACACAGTTTTTCTGGGCGTAGGTAGCACAGCTGCACTCGCTACAGCAAACGCTGTTGCTCCAGTTGCTGGTACGCCATCGGCGGCCATCGTTCTAGTGCCTGGTGCTGTGGAAATCTTGCGCTTTGGGCGTGAAGCATTCTTTTCTGGTCTGGCCTCGGCTGCATCAACTGTTTACATCGTGCAAGGCGAAGGAATGTAAATGGATTGGCAAACCATCATCAATATCTCAGCGGGTGCTTTGCTCGGAGTTGGCGGCTGGTTTGCTCGCCAGCTCTGGGATTCTGTCAAAGAGCTTAAAAGTGATGTGTCTGCGATTCGTCTGCACATGAGCGAAAACTACGTCAAGAAGTCTGAGGTTGAGAACTTTAAGGCTGACATGGACAAACGCTTTGACCGGATCGAGGTGCTGCTAGACAAGTTATTTGAGAAGTTAGAAGGCAAGGTGGATAAGTGATGGATCGTTGGAAGAATCGCCGAAGGATGGCGTGGCTTTCAATGATTGCGGGATTGCTCTTTCCTTTGCTGATTCTCGCCTCTGAGTCACCAACGTTGGGACAGATAGCATTGCCATTCTATGGGTTCATAGGGGCGGTTTTAGCCTCTTATTTTGGTTTTGCGACTTGGGATGACATGAGTGGAAAATAAAGACACCAAGGACACTCTGTTGGGTGTTCTTAATTATGTGAACTCTCCATTTAAGTTGTTTGTGGTGGTGTTGCTTGGTGTGCTTGGTTTTATAGGCTATTTCGTGTACACCCATCAAGGCGTGATGGTCGGTGCATATTTGAAAAGCAAAGAGCTGCCCAAGCTCGATGAGAGCCGATTCGACATTGCTGCGTCCATGCTGTTTAGAGAAACCAAAGCGGAAATCGTTTCCATCTTTGCTGTTGATCCAATCCTAAACAAGCGTGTACTCGTTCGGGCGTATGCTAAAGACGGTGGCAGACATAAGCTGCTGGAAGGCACAAACGTTGGGCTTTTCTCTGGCAACCAAAGCAATAACGCTGACGTAATTAAATTGATGGGCGGCGAGATACCCTGTGGGGCTTATCTGCGTCCGCAGAGCGAGGCAGGGCTTTGGTATATCCATCAAGGCGTTCGCTTCACTTGCAGGGTATCCATACCCCCAGACCTAAATTCTTTCATAGGCCAGATTACCGTGGGTTGGGCTGGTGAGCCTGACCTTGAGTACGCTCGGTCTATTATGGAAGTCGTTGCCCGTGGCTTGGTGCTGCAAAAATGATTTTATATGCCAAGATTGCTGCGGTTGCGATTGCTCTGGCTCTAGCTTATTGGGCAGGGTACGACAGGATGCGAGACAAGCATCTGTTATTCGTTGCAGAGGTCAAGGCAATTGGGGACGCTCAAGAGCTTGCAAATAAGCACGCTGTTGAGATTTCGGAAGTGATAACGGAAGGGATTAAAGATGAATATGAGACTCGCATTGCTTCTTTGCGTAGGCAGTATGCTAATGCTGGGCGGGTGTGCGACACACGTTCCGGTGGCGGTCAAATGCCCCCCGTTTCCAAGTCCGCCAATGGTACTGATGGAACTCCCGCCGACCCAGAATTTATTGGAAAATGTGCCGAGACAACAGCTCAATTAGTCGCATTACAAAAGTGGATTGCTAAACATTTGGAGGTGCAGAAGTGATTACCCGTGAAAACCTATTGGCCATCACCACACCAGAGATGGCAGACAAGTGGCTAGACGCATTAAACGCAACAGCCGAACAGTTTGACATCAACACACCAGACCGGATCGCTGGGTTTCTATCCCAGATTGCCCATGAATCAGCAGGGTTTAAGGCAACGTCTGAAAATCTAAATTACTCAGCTGAAGCTCTTTGCCGAGTCTGGCCGAGCCGATTTAATGCTGCCAATGCGGGTGAGTACGCACGCAACCCAGAGAAAATCGCCAACAAAGCCTATTGTGATCGTATGGGCAATGGCAATGAGGAAAGCGGCGATGGTTGGAAATATCGTGGGAAAGGTTTGATCCAGCTCACAGGGAAAGACAATTACGAGCGTTTCTCAGCTGACACAGGCGTTGATGCTGTTGAGAACCCTGAGTTGTTGGCCGAGCCTGAGATGGCTGCATTGTCGGCTGGATGGTTCTGGTCTAAGAATGGACTGAATGCTCTGGCTGACTCAAAAGATGTGGTTGCGATGACCAAGAGGATCAATGGCGGCACGCATGGTCTGGATGACCGCCAGGCTAAGTACGCAGCTGTTCTCAGCACAATGTAAAAAAGGGCGGTGATGAGCCGCCCCTTTGGTCTTACCTGTGCAGTCGATACCTAGCAAACTGACACTTTTCTCCCTGCACGATTTCGGTGGTGATGTTTAACCCTCGCCCCCGAAGTTTGAAGATGATGTCAGCCAGACGGGTGGCCTTGAATAAAACAATAGCCTCCCAACTGGTGATTGGCTTTTTCTGAAGATGAATTAAAACTTGCTGGGTCTTAGTCATATTCTTTCTCCATTAAAACGGCGGGTCTTGGTCATCATATGGGGGCGGCTCGTTTGATTTGGCACGCTGACGAGGCTGCTCATCCTCTTTGGGCTTAGGATCATTCAAGTATGCCCAACCGTCCCAAGAACCCTCTTTGAGAGGAATCACATCGAGTTTGAGCATTGGACCAATCTTGGTTTCAATGATTGAGCCAATGCGCTGATAGCGTTGTTTCTGCTCACCAGCAGCGTTTGTGTACTGACCGACTGAGCAGCTGATTTCTTTAATGATTCGTGCCATGTTATTCACCTATGATTTTGTTAAGAGCTGCGACCTTGGCATCAACTTCAGCCAAGAACTTAAGAACTTCAACTTCTGTTGCTGCAATCCATTCGTCATCACGCTCGACTCTGTCAACAAATAACTGAGCTTTGAGTGGCATTCTTGGGTCAAATACAACGTAATCGCACCAATCACGATCAGCGCAGCGCATCTGCCATTGCATCTGAGCCATGTACTTGGACTCGACAGGGTTGTCAGACAGCCAACACTCCAGGGCGGTCTTGGAGTCTGGGCATTTAATCTCGACCATTCCTCGCTCACCTACAAGCCCGTCTGGGGACGCTCCAGACATTTCTATAGTTGGATGTGGGACAAAGGCTATCTCATCCACCATGACCCCTCTGGATGCCTCGTATGCGGCTCTGGCGAATGGCTCTTGGTCAATACCCCATTGCATACTGGAGTTGGTGTAGGACTCGGCCTTATTGCCTGTGACTCGCTCCAAAACGAGCTGAGTCATGTAATTGCCTCGGTCTGCCCCATACCCTGTCTTGGTTCTGGCTAGAACTTTATAAAGTGAAGAGGCTGTGACCTTACCCAAACGGGTCTTGAACCATTCCTCGGTGCGTTGCTCATCCATTTACTTTCTCCTTTTTTGCACGATCAATGCGAGCTTTCTTTGCTGCGATGACTTTGGTTTGTAGTGATTGATTGCCCTCACAAGCGTCATAAGCCAATTTATACGCTGTTGCCAGTTCCTCAGAGTTGGCGGTGGCTTCGATTGCTGAGAGGTGGTCGGTAATGTCAGGCGTGGGGGCGGAGCGTCTGACTGACGCATTCCCATCGTCATCCTCTGGCGCAATCCCGCAGGCCGCCATGAGTGAGTAGCGGCGAGCATAAGTCAGAGCTGATCCATACCCTTGGGGGTCTTGCTTAGAGGCAGGAACGTGGAGCTTTCCGCACTCAAGCATCTCGCCTGATTCGTGGATAAAGACCGTCTCGACTGTCACGCCTGTGGAATCCTCGCTGGTACGTTGGATCATGGCGATGCCAGCGTCATTTAATCCCTCAATGACCGCCTCAACGCAAGCAGACAAGTCTGCATAGCGGGACTTGAAGTGTGGGTTGGTGGAGGACTTGAGCGCAGGCCCGAAGGACTTTTGTGCCTTGACCAAGGCTGTGGCGATTTGTTTCATGTGATTACCTTTTCGATGTGGGTTTCAATGGTGTCGAGTAATTTGCAGATGTCTCGATCTTGTGAGTAATAAGCGGCAGAAATGATCTTGAGTAGCGACATGACGAAATCCTTGTCTGTCATGTGCTGCTCCCAGAACGCAAAGTCTTTGATTGGATACTTGCCATCGACAAAGGCTTGCATCACCAGACAGGAGGTTTCATGGTTGTCCATTGTCATCCTTTGAGGTGTCCCGACCAAATTGTTTGTACATCTGATGCTTGGCTTTGATGTCTGGCTGCTCAGAGGCACGCACATAGTCGAGCTTTTCACGCCAACCTTTCTCAATGTCGGTGGCGTTTGATGGTGTGTAGATGTGATCCATGATGATCCTTTAGAGGTAGCAAGCAAGAAACAAAGCACCGACTGCGACAGCTGCGCCGAACCAAGCAGACAAAGGAATTTTGTCCTCTGGTGCTGATGTATACAAGTCGGTGTCATGCCAGTTGTGGGGAAGTTTGTTGTCGTTCATTGTGCGTCTCCAGAGATTGATCGGATGAGGCGATGCTGCTCAGGCGTGGCAAAGCACACAGCCATTGGATGCTTGGCGATGTAATTGAGGAGCTTGGTTTTGGTTTTGTCGCAAGGATTTGCGAGGTATGCAGAGAGGAGGCTATCCATCTTGTTTCCTTTTAAGAGACCCGTGAGGGAGTAATTTGATAGTAAGCCAACTTTACATTGGCTGTCAAGTTTATTTACATTAGGGGCTTTCGCCCCTGTGGTTTAGTTGTAACTCAAATCTTGAAACTCAAAACTGTCAGCAAGCTCTGGTGCAGCTGACTTACGGACGTTAAGGGAAACACAAGCAAAGCCATAACGCTCTGCCAAATACTGCTTGGCATCTTTGCTGTTAGCAACCACAGTAATTTCTGTTGAGTTGAAATCTGAGGGTAAGAAAGTAAAGTCAGCCATGTGGCCTCCAAAAGTTGTTGTGTTCATAATTTTGCTCCGTTTGATTAGTTGATATATGAATGTTAAGCCAGCTTAACACGATAGTCAACAATTATTTTGCAAGTGTTGCAAAAAAGAGAAAGTTGGCTTAACATAGCGATATGACAAAAGATCAAGCAATTGCACTCGCTGGTACATCAATGGCTCTAGCAAAGATGCTCGGCATCCAACGCCAGGCGGTTTCGCAATGGGGCGATGAGATTCCCCAAGCCCGACTCTGGCAGCTGAAAGTGTTGAGGCCAGAATGGTTTAAAAAGAGTAAGGTAAACAAGCAAGTTTTGCCAGTTGTAGAGTAGGATGATTGTGTGGGTGTTAGGCGTTAGCGGCCTGACTTTTAGCAAGCAACCTTGCAGACCGGAGTCCTTGGCAGGCACTTGCACTCTGGGTTGAGTGTTTAATTTTCTTATGGTAAATCGTGCTTTATCGAGACCCACTTTACTTTTTTAAAAGTTAGCTTTATTATTTATATAGCCCTTGGTCGGGTTTAACGGATATGGCTTCACATGATCTCTGGCGGTTATCCACCGTTCGACCAACTCCCAAAAGGAGAGAGATCAGGTGAAGCCATTTTTTTTGGGCTAATAAATGAAAATTAAAAATTACAACAAATTTCAACACTTCAAGGATCGCAGGCCGCCTTGGATAAAACTACATCGAGAACTGTTGGATCAACGTGATATCAGTTTGATATCAGACCGTTCCTTTCGTGTCTTAATTGGTCTTTGGTTGCTTGCAAGTGAGGACGAAACGATGGAAGGCTGTTTGCCAGAAATTCCAGAAATTGCCTTTCGTTTGAGGATGCCAGAATCAGATATTATTAAATCATTTCAAGAACTTAGGCACTTTGTTGTTGATGTTGATATCAAGATGATATCAGAACGATATCAAGTTGATGTACCAGAGACAGAGACAGAGACAGAGACAGAGACAAAGAGAGAGAGAGAGACAGAGAGACCGACTTCTGCGAAGTCTCGATCCACCAAACTCGATGCTAATTGGCAATTGCCTGATGACTACGCAATCTGGGCAAAGAAAGAAAGACCTGATCTGAACATCAACCAAGTTGCAGACGGATTCAAGGATTATTGGATTTCAGAGGCCAAGGCAAAAGCTGATTGGTTTGCAACATGGCGCAACTGGATACGCAAGCAACGAGCTGACAAACAGGGTAAGGTTTACGAAGCACCTTGGCAAAAGGCGGCACGATTACGCATGGCAGAGTTTGCACCAGGCGTTGCAGCGAAAGACCCAAATGATTTGTCCGTCATAGACATGGAATATTTTAACAAACCACAGGAGATCAAAAATGGCACTTCCAACAGCAGCGATTGATCGTTTGTTTGCCAGACTTGCAATTTCTTACGGGACTGAGTTTACAAACAAGTGGGGAACACTAAGCAGCACCGATGTGAAATCCCATTGGGCGCACGAACTCGGCATTTTTAATGACAACTTGCACGCAATCGGTTGGGCATTGCAAAACTTGCCAGACCGTTGCCCGAACCTGATCGAGTTTAAGTCTCTGTGCAAACAATCCCCCAGAACGTCCAGAACGGCTTTAGACGCTCCGAAAGCACCAGTTGAGGTGGTTGATAGGGTATTGGCTGAAATCGCTGCTACGGCTCTTAAAACGCCTCGTGATGAAAACGGTCATGTTGACCATAAAAGATGGGCTAAAAAGCTCAAGATGCGGCATGAAAGAGGCGAGAAGTTAAGTCTTTATCAAATTAAATGCTATCGAACTGCTTTGGATATGGTAAGCTAACTTAACAACAAGGAGTTTATGTGAATGAGTTGGCTCTTTTCGCAGGCGCTGGTGGAGGAATACTTGGGGGACATCTCCTTGGATGGAGAACCGTCTGTGCCGTTGAGTGGGAACAATACCCAGCAAGCGTATTGTGCGCCCGACAAAATGACAAAATTCTCCCGCCTTTCCCGATTTGGGATGACGTACAAACCTTTGACGGAAAACCGTGGCGAGGAATTGTTGACGTTGTATCTGGCGGATTTCCATGCCAAGACATCAGCGCAGCAGGGGGGGGGGGGGGGATCACGGGCAGCCGATCATCAATGTGGAAGCACATGGCTAGGATCGTTGGCGAGGTTAGACCCCAATACGTCTTTGTGGAGAACAGCCCAATGCTCACTACTAGAGGACTTGGAGTTGTCCTTGCAGACCTTTCCCAAATGGGGTTTGATGCAAAATGGGGCGTTGTTTCCGCAGCAGACGTTGGTGCGCCGCATCTCAGAGAGCGTATTTGGATTCTCGCTACCGACACCAGTTTCCAGCGATGCAACGAGTGGGGCGGTGATTGGGAAGAACGACACCTTTTACACAACATCAACAGGGATGCCTCGCAAGGTGAATCAGAACGGCAAGGACGGGAGCGTGGGATTGGGGAGGTTGGTTCAGATGTGGCCGACACCATTAGCAAACGATGCCAAAAAAGGACAATTTTGCAATCCGAATACACAACAAAACGGTTTGAGTGGTGCAGTACAAAAATGGCCAACACCGATGAGTTCGGAACACAAAGCCAATCGTCAAACACGGGAAAATCATCAGAATGGATTGACCCAAGCGGTGTTACAGGCGGAAACCAAGATGTTACCAACTCCATGCAATCGGGATTACAAGGGGGCGGTGAAGTCTGGCAAGAGAATAACAAAATCAGGCAAAACGCAGAATTATGGCGAACAGCTGCCAAACGTAATTGGTGGACAACTGAACCCAACGTGGGTCGAGTGGCTAATGGGGTGGCCGCCAGGGTGGACAGACTTAAAGCCATTGGAAATGGACAAGTCCCTCTATGTGCAGCAACAGCATGGGAATTATTGAAATAAACATGAACACGTTGCTTGCCATTTTGATTTTTATTGGTGGCTTTGCAGCATTGATCGCAATTTTTGCTTTATTTATCTGGGTTGCAATAAAGTTATGAAAAAGAAAACAGAAAAAATAGACAAGTTTGACAGGCCACCATATAAGCCACCAAAGACGGTATTGCGCCCAGGCAGCATGGAGGTACTGGCAGCACCAAGTAGGATGTCAAACACTTTGTATTATCCAAACGGGAAAATCTGTCGAGACAAGGAGAAACCATGAACGAATACGAAGAGGAAGCATGGATAGCGTTGGAGGCTAAGCAACAGAGGAAAAACATGGACAATATAGACCGTTTACTTAATATTTTGGATATTGGTCCGTTTATTACTAGCGAGGAAATGTCAGAGCTGGCCAAAGAAGTCAGGACCTTGCGTAAGGATGCAGAACGCTATCGGTGGCTCAACAAATACACTTGCCAGCTTTTCATGGTGACAGAGCAGCAGATGCACGATCAAATTGATGCAGCTATGACAGGAGTGAGGAAATGACTAGAGACGATTTAATCCGATTAGCTGATCTGGCTGGGTTCGATGTCGATGAAGATGAGGTTCACGCACCAGCATCAGGACGATTTGGGCTAGACCCCAAGCTGATTCACTTTGCCCAACTGCTGACAGAAACTGTGCTTTCTCGCCAGAAAGCAAAGTATTACCAGCAAGGATACGAGGCAGGCCAAAGGGATGAGAGAGAGATTTGCGCCAAGATTTGTGAAGAGTTTGTCTTGGGCGATCCTCATGCCGCTGCCATTCGTGAGAGGAATGAGAAATGAGTATTGATGCAATGCAACAAGCATTAGAGGCGTTGGAGGCAATCAACGAAATGAGCAAGCCGCCAATGAATATCCCTTTGGTTGCTGAGATTGACGATGCGATGGACGCATTACGCAAAGCAATCAGAGAAGCCGCATTAGATGGTCTGGCACAAACGTCACAGGAAATTGAGTGGGACACATCCGACATGGCGCATCGGTCTGGTGGGTTGAGTGTTGAGCAAGCAGACTTATTTGTTACCGCAGCGCAGCAACCATTAGTCGATGAAATCAAGCGGCTGACTGAACTTAATCGCCAGTTGATAGCAGCTGCTAAAGAGCTTGGCGCAGCTGATGACACGCATGAGTGGGATGAGGCTTGGAGCAAGATTGCAAAGTTATTTAAAGAAAGTGTCTAAAGGACTGAAATGGCTCACGATTATTTAAAACAAGTGGCAGAGATTACAAACAAAAAAACAACGAAACTGTCTGCCACCGAGGTCTTTGAGTTGCAGGCTTACGCTTGCATTCTGGACTTTATTGACGATGTGGGCAGCATTGAGGAACTCAAGAAAAAGGTCAATGACTTTATAACCAACAAGGCAAAAAATGCGAAGAGCAGCGAGAACTGACAGCAATCAGGAGGAAATCGTCAAAGCTCTCAGGGCTGTGGGCGCAACCGTACAAAGCCTGGCGGGTGTCGGTCATGGCGTGCCTGACTTACTCGTTGGATACCAAGGGAAAACAATCCTCATGGAAGTCAAAGACGGAAAGAAATCCCCATCACATCGAGAGCTGACCCCAGATCAAGTCAAGTGGATTGACGCTTGGACGGGTGGGTCTGTTTACATTATTGATAACGTAGATGCCGCATGGAACGCACTCAAATGATAAATCCAGAGGAATGCACCCAGCTGATCCGAGATAAAGCTCCCGCCTATGGGGAAGCCAAAGCCCAACGGGTCTATCTGGAGGAGTTCAGACGCAGCAAAAAGGCATTGCTGATGAAAGAATGTTATGCAATGGGCATCGAGGCCGCCAACGCTCAGGAACGAGAAGCTCTGGCAGACCCCGAATATCACACTTTGCTCAAAGGTCTTGCGGCAGCGGTAGAAAAGGAAGAGACGCTGAAGTGGGAGATTGAGGCAGCAAGGCTCGAAGTGGAGGTGTGGCGCACACAACAGGCCACCAACAGATTGGTCAACAGGTCACACGAATGATCTTTTTAAAACGGAAATACTACAGAAGCAAGAACCATTTAATCAATGTTGCGTCTTTGCCTTGCCAATTGTGTGGAGCGCAAGGTGAGAGCCAAGCAGCGCATTCAAACTGGTCGCAATGGGGAGGCAAGGGTAAATCCATCAAATCGAGCGATGAGTTTACCGCTGCGTTATGCCAAGAATGCCACTACAAGATTGACCAAGGCAGCAAATGGTCAAGAGATCAGCGAAAGGAAGCCTGGACGCTCGCACACGTTAGAACGGTGAAGGAGTTGACAGAATCAAATAAATGGCCAGTTGACATCCCTGTACCAGACATAGGACAATAAAGACTCTTTGGTTAGTGGGTACTCTGGGGGCGCATTGCCCCCATTTTTTTCACAACCCCGCAGAATCAACCTTTCGCGAAGGTTATATGGCAACAAAGAAACAAGCAAAGTCGGCAATCAAGCCGCAAGCAAAACTTAGCGTAGGCAGACCAAGCAAATATAATCCCGACTTTTGTGAACGGGTGATTCAGCTTGGGAAGCTCGGCAAATCAGTTGAGCAAATTGCCTGTGAGCTAGATGTCGGCACTCGCACAATGTACGAATGGCGTGATGTTCACCCAGAATTTTCGCACGCCTTGGAGCAAGCTAAGGAATTTGAGCAATATTGGTGGGAAACCATCGCTCAAACGCACATGATTGAAGAGCAAGGATCAGCCAAGCTCAATGCCTCAATCTGGTCACGATCAATGGCTGCTCGATTCCCAAAGAAGTACAGAGAGTCAACTAAGCATGAGCTTACTGGTGCAGATGGTGGTCCGATAGAGTTCAATAAGATTGAGCGAGTAATCGTCAAGAATGGGTAAGACCCTACAGCTGCAAACTCCAGAGTGGGCTGTGCCGCTGCTTGAACCGTCCCGATACAAGGCAGCATGGGGAGGACGAGGCTCGGGCAAGTCTCACTTTTTCGCTGAGATGATGATTGAGGCGCACATCATGGATCAGAAGCGCAGAAGCGTATGCGTGCGTGAAATCCAGAAATCCCTCCAGCAATCGGTTAAGCGTCTCTTGGAAACCAAGATTGAGGCGATGAACGCTGGCGCATACTTTGAGGTGCAAGAGTCGGTCATCAAGTCAAAGAAGGGCGATGGGGCGATTATCTTCCAAGGGATGCAATCACATACCGCCGACTCGATCAAGTCCTTAGAAGGCTATGACTGTGCGTGGGTGGAGGAAGCTCAATCTTTAAGCCAGACGAGTCTTGACTTGCTGCGCCCAACGATCAGGAAGCCTGGCTCAGAGCTATGGTTCTCATGGAATCCTCGCCAGCAGTCCGATCCTGTGGATTTCCTGTTGCGTGGTCCTGAGCCGCCAAAGGATGCCGAGGTCCTCAAGGTCAACTTTAGTGACAACCCTTGGTTTCCCGATGTACTCAGGGACGAGATGGAGTATGACCTAAGACGAGACCCAGACAAATACCAGCACGTTTGGCAGGGTCAATACCTGACCAACAGCAACGCCAGAGTGTTTCGCAACTGGAAGATTGATGACTTTGAAGCACCACCGGAGGCAATCCATCGTCTGGGGGCGGATTGGGGATTTGCTGTAGACCCGACTGTGTTGGTGCGCTGCCACATTATTGGTCGCACGCTCTACATAGACTATGAGGCGTATATGGTGGGCTGCGAGATTGTGAACACTCCAGAGTTGTTTATGACCATCCCAGAGGCAGAACGCTGGCCAATCGTGGCAGACTCAGCGAGGCCAGAGACCATCAGCCACATGAGAAAGAACGGGTTTCCCAAGATCATGGGCGCAGTCAAGGGGGCGAAGTCTGTTGAGGAAGGCATCGAATTTCTGAAGAATTACGACATCGTGGTTCATCCCAGATGCAGACACACCATTGACGAGTTGAGCCTGTACAGTTACAAGACCGATCCGCTGACCGGACGGGTTCTGCCGCTGCTGCAAGACAAAAAGAACCATGTGATTGACGCATTGCGGTATGCTTGCGAAGGTGTCAGAAGGACAAATATTTCTAAGGTTCAGAGCTTTACACCATTGCCAGTAAGCAACAAATGGTGATTTAATACGCACAAAGAGGATAAACATGGCTCGCATTCCCAACGATCAACGCTTGGCAAACTTGCACGCTGAAGCTCTGCGCCAGTACAACGACATCCAAACAGCGTTGCGGGACGAGCGTCTCCAATGCTTACAGGATAGACGTTTCTACTCTATTTGCGGCGCACAATGGGAAGGCCCACTATACGATCAGTATGAGAACAAGCCTCGGTTTGAGGTCAACAAGATCATGCTTTCGGTCATCCGCATTGTCAACGAGTACCGAAACAATCGGATCACAGTCGATTACATTGCCAAAGAGGGTGGAAGTGATGCACTCGCTGACACTTGTGATGGGCTGTATCGGGCAGACGAGCAGGACTCAGTTGCCAACGAAGCATACGACAACGCATTTGAAGAGGCTGTCGGTGGGGGTATTGGCGCATTTAGACTCAGAACCGCATATGAGGATGAAGAGGACGAAGAGAATGACCGTCA